AGGATGCTTCTTCATCCATGCAAAAAAGTCCCATAGTTCAGGTCGTAGAACAAATCCCTGATAGAAGTCATACTTTTTGCGTTCTTCCTCAGGAAGGTCCTTCCAAGGGGCATCCTTTACCATAAATTCGAGCAATGTGTTGTCGATGTCAAGAATGATATTCAACTTGCCGTTCATTAAAAAATAACGTGATTTTATAAAATGGGTAACTTCTTCTCAAGCCCTACTGCTCCTGCACCTGCACCTGCTCCTGCCGACCCGACAACCCCTGCCATGGGAGCCCGTCGTAAGTCCCGCCGTAGCCGCAAGACTAAGCGTTCCCGAACCGGAAAGAAGTCCAACCGGTAGGAGGGTGTTTACCATAGACAGCCTCCATACGCTTCTTTAGCTCCGCAGGAGATCCCTTGAAGATCTCATTATTCTGCTTCCACTCCTTCAACTGACGATTCATCTGCCCAGTAGTCACATGCTCGGGCTCAACACCTGGCTCAAGCGGATGAACAAACTCACGGATGAAACGGGCGATAACGTCCGACTCCTCCTGATACTCATTGGTGTACTCCATCACCTTCGTAGGCGGCACAATCTTGCGCCAGCCATTACCCTCCTTGTAGACCGCAACCAGGTAAGACAGAAAGCATGTCGCCCACTCGGTGCTCACCATCTTTGCCACGAGCGACTCATCAATTGGCTTCTCATTCGGGAGCTTCGGGTCTGCCACGAACTTGCTCGTGAATCCCACGACGCAGAGACGGCGCCATGTACCCCCATCCGTCGCATTGATCTTCGGCTTCTCATTACATGCCAGATGGAATCGGGCCTGGATGTCGAAGTCAATCATCTGCTTCGAGCCCTGATACAGATCACGGCATGTGATCTTCTCGCAAGAAGCAAGCTCCTTCATCAGGCCTGTGTTCAGGGGCACCTCCTCATCAGGCTCCTGCATGGTCACGAAACGACGGCCCTTCATACGGACCAGCTCGGGAGCGGCAGCAGCAGACTTGTTACGTCCCTGAGTCAGCAGCGAGATCGGTGCTTTGCACGTGTAATCTCCCATCGCAGTCGACATCAGATTCATCAACATCGACTTGCCATTGGATCCAGAGCCTGTCAGAATATGGAACTTCTGAGCCTCATTACCACCGGAGAGGCAGGTGCTGAGGTGACGGACAAAGTAGTTGCGAACCGCCTGGTCAGGGAGAACCTCTCGTATGAACTTGTCAACCTCCGACCAGCACTCGAAGGCCGTGTGGGGCTTGTTCGGGTCATAATCGAGCTTCGTGGAGAAGCTGACGTAGTCCTCCGGTTGTCCCTGTCGGAACTCCATCGTCATCGTGTCGAACACACCATTGTTGAACCCGATCAGGTTCTTGTTCTCATCCAGCTTGTTTGCAAAGGACTCGTCCAGGAAGAGCTCACGACACTCCTTCATGACGTCTGACTTGAAATTTGTCTTCTTGAGCTTCAGGCGCATGTTCGAGAACGACTTCTTACGGCTCTCTGCATTGCAGACGGGGCACTCAGGATCGGGTTGTTTGTGTTCACAGGTTCCCAAGTTCCTGATGGTCACGAACTCTGCCATCTCCTTCTCCAGGTAGATCTTAGAGACGTCCTGTGAGAGGCGGCACCGGAGGGCAATTCCTCCGTCTGTCTCGCGCCATCCGTTTCCGATGAACTGGTACCAGCAGTTAGTTCCATAACGAGCGCACTTGAACTCGTCACCAAACATTGCAGCAACCACATGTGCCACATCATTCTCTGTAGCTGTCAGCGCAGACTCCTCAATCAGGCGATCGATGTTCAGCTTCTCGGCTTCCAGAAAGCCAGTAAGGTTGTCCGTTCGTGACCAGTTGCGCAGAGATCCAACACTCAACTTAGGACCATCCATTCGGAACCCAAAGGAGTTCCACTTGTTCAGAGCCTCACGCTGATTGTACGCATCACCTACCTTAGAACTGAAGTCAAACCAAAGGTCAACTAGATCCGGATGGATGTTCTTGAGGCACTGACCAACATTGATCCAATCTGGATATGCAGTGTATCGAAACTCTGCAAGGTTATTGATGTGACTCTCATAGTACTTCAGCATCGCTTCAGTCAGAGGAGGAACATAGTTGCGACCAGGAGAGCTTCCACGAGACGGGGCTTCCTCTCCACGAGTAGCTTGACGACCACGACCCGCAGATGTAGCACGGCCACCAGAGATCTGGACAACCTCTCGTTCCGCCTGAACATGGATGTTCTGCTGACCAAACTCAGTCATCGAAGTCTCCTCGCTCGACGGAGAGCGGACGGATAAGAGCTTCATCAGATCCGGCGTGATCGGAACGGGTACATAGTCTTCCGTGCTAACCTCACCGGTCTCGTAGTCCCAGTCAACGATATAACGGATCTGATAGGGCATACCATCCTTCTTCTTGGATCCGAGCAGAGTCCAGTTGTTTGTGTGAGTCAGAGGCTGCTTGTCATAGACATCGTCCCATGTTCCACGAAACTCAAGACCCTCAAAGCACTCCTCCATCTTGTGCTGGTGCAGAATAGACCTACGAGTAGCCTGCTCAACACCGGCACGGGTCTTCAAAGCAGGGACCTGAATGTGAACACCAGAGCTAGATACCTTCTTCACTGGATCAAATGTCGGGCTGTCCTTCTCGAGAACATAGATCTCAACATTGTCCTTGATAACGAGGTACTTCTTAATCTCTGCCATGTACACCTGAATGAACTTCAGAACCTGATCCTGTGTGTGCTTGTGTTCATCTACGCGTCCGTCAAACTTGATATCAAGATCAATACGAAGCTGACCTACTGCAGTGTTCTTCTCAGTGAGATACCTCGGAACTGAGTTTTTAAGATCGGCGCAATAAAGCTTGCGGAATTCATCCATAGAGTCTTCGGGAACATTCCACTTTTCCCGGTTGTCGAAAGACCATAGATTAAAAGGACTTTTGTCGGTTACCTTGTAACCCGCCTTCTTGGTGTCGCTAGGCGAATCTGGGTCACCATTTAGGAATAGGTCCAATTTTGTCAACGGCATCCTGTGATAATTACAGGGGATTACTTTGCGGCCAGCCATTCATTTTGAACGCGGGTAGGGTTGATAAAAAATGGAAGCCCTTTAGTACAAGGAGACCTAAGTACAGAATGAAGTTTTGTATCAAGTGCGATAACATGATGTACAACATTGAAGAGCGAGATGGGTCAGCCTTTCTCAAGTGTCGGCAGTGTGAGTACGAGGAGCCGATTACCAAGGAGAATCCCGTGGTCTACGATCACGATCTTCTGCAAGATACCTCAATTCAGTACTCAATCAACCCATACCTGAAGCACGACCCTACACTGCCTCGGTTTACCAACATGAAGTGTCCGAATCTAACCTGCCCTACAAAGGGTAAGGAGTCTAACATTGTCGGCATCAAGCTTGATGCTAAAAATGTTGTGTGGATGTATCAGTGTGCTGTCTGTGATGCTACGTGGAAGCAGACTGCACGTGGTCCGTAGGCCCACTTTGGGACGTGTCCTTAAACAGGCTGGCGAACTGCCTTGTAGGCGCCAGTTGCCTTTGTATCAACGCGAGCAAGGTGAGCAACGGGTGCATAGACGCCGTCAGACTTCGCAGCAGTCAGGGGAAGACCACCAAGCTGCTGGAATGGCCCAGAACTCAACGTAGTGCTTGTAGAGTTGTGAACGGTCGAAAGAGCCTTGGGCTGATTCACGTTACCCTTGCCAGTATAAGGGCGAACGCGAGGAATCACACCATTGACAGCGACAACAGATGCATTTCGCGGGGTCACAATTGCCGCTGCCTGACTCGCAAGAAGAGTGGCGTTCATGATTGACTGAGTGGGGACGACCTGGTCACTGGTCTGAATCTTTTTAGGAATAGCCCCATTACGATAGGACTGCGACGCAGCCTGCATCTTAATAAAAGCGGTGTAGTCTGAAGCCGAGAGGTTAGGCATTTGTGATTACTTGAGGAAAATACGCCCACCGGCAAATGCGGGCGACAACCAAGTTGGCGGCGTAAGGACACTTCCCCTTCCTGGAAATTCTGCCTTGGCAATAGGTCCAATATCATATTTGACCGGCGCCACAAACGTCCTTGACTTCTTCTCGGGGTCAGGTGTATACGTTGCAACAATACGTGCAAGTCGTGTAAGATCCGAAGGTTGTGTAGGTAGAACAGGCATTTGTCTAAAACGGACAAAAGAAGTCCTAACCAAGAGTAAGACAAAATGACTGACCTACATCCTGAAGTTAAGCCTGTCTTTCGCAAAGATGTTGCCGAAATGATTAAGCAGCCTCGTATTACTCGTCCGTTCTTTACCAAGTATGAATATACCAAGCTTATTGCTATCCGTGCTGAACAACTGGCACAGGGAGCAAAGCCGCTTATCGATTTGAAGGGAATGAAGACATCTGACCCCATGTTTGTGTGGTCAGTTGCCAAGAAGGAAGTGGCAGATCGAAAGCTGCCATTTATCATCAGGCGACAGCTTCCGAATAATACATCAGAGTTTTGGAGTGCTCAGGAGATGGAAATCATGTAGTTACTTGAGTGCAATTGCAACCACGAGTGCAAGTAGCATATAAATCAGCCCCTCATTCCAGCCGTGGGCGGCACTAAAGAAGGGCAATCCAAACATATCAGAAAATCCACCACCAATCGTGTGGAGTAACGCAATGGCCACGATCACAATAAGTAACCACTTTTTGAATGTGCTCATTTACTTACTCGCCAGACAACTTCGCAAGATCCTCGGCAGATGGAGGATACATCAGCAGCGGCGGGACTTTCTCAGGCGGGTTCAGCATCTGCGGCGGGTCATGGGTCAGAATCTTCATTGCCATGGACAGATCAATTGACTCGGACGGCGTAAACCGAGAATTGACCTTAGCAATGTCAGAATCGACCTTTTGCTGCAGACGATTCGGGGTCAGAGTAATATACGCAAATGCAAGGACGACGGCGAGAACAAGTAAAACAAGCAGCCACTTCTGGGGAATCCTCATTGTTCTTCGGGCAGACAAGATTTAATCCCAGTATCGTGTCCTATTATTGTGTATCCGTGAAATATGCACGGTATGAACATTATACATATCTGCAAGTTCTGATCTTGTATACATACCTTGATAAGCACGTATTTCAGAAATCTGGCCATCCGTTAGTTTAGATGCTCCATTCTTTTCACCTTTAGACTGCCTTCCAGCAAGTATCTTGTCATTGATGTTATCTTGCTGAGTACCTACTTCTAAATGATCTGGATTACAGCAACAGGGATTGTGGCACATATGTCGTGTTACTTCATCTGTCTGAAGTTTCCTATCTAGTTTCTTTTCCAGTGAAAATTTATGAACCCTATATTGTTTGTTATTTAACCAAAAAAGACCATATCCTAACTTATTCTTGAATCCATTCCATTCCCAACACTTACTTTCTTCATGTTTAACTACATGCGTTAGTATTCTTTCCCACGGATCAACAGGCGATCTACCCCTTTGCATATTTTCCTATTTCTATTGATGTTATAGTGTGAAAATAAGTTCAAAATGGAAGTATTCCGCTCAACACAATATACAAGTATAATGGATTTTCCAATTCCGATCAGATGTTTTACGTGTAATCTCCCTATCGCCGGCAAATGGAAGACGTTCCTCGACATGGTTGCCAAGTATCGTAAGCAGGACGGGCGCCCCGAGAAAGACGACTTAGTATATCTTACGAAGACGACTACCATCACTGCTGAGGGGCGGGCTATGAATGACCTTGGGCTTACTCGGGAGTGCTGTAGGCGTCATTTCTTCACACACCCGAATGTCTAGGCTATAGTCTTCTGAATAACAACGGAGGCAATAGATATATCTTGAAAAATTAAAGCAGTGTTCATTTGAACACATTTGGATACGGGGAATTCGAATCGTGAGTTTCACCCGCTCCATTCTTTTTTACCTACTAATTAAGAGTAAATGTCGTCTTATAGTGAATACCTTGGACGATACAAGCAACGAATGGTCACGATCACAGATACGCGTCCTCATCGTGACGCAGGACACCAGACCGAGATTGTGAAGCGTCTGGCTGCCTCAGGTAATCTGGAGACGGCTGTTGCAAAGACTGCTTGTGCTCTAGTTCTGAACACCCCGTCAACCCGTAATCCGTCCGGATATCTCCACGGCGGCGGGCACAATGTTCAGGACGCTCCGATGTACACAGAGTATGCAGCCGGTCAAGCACTTGCTCAGGCTGAACTTCCCAGGAATGCAAAGGCCTCTCAGATCACGAACACCATGCCGTGTCTGTCGACGACAGCTCTTCCTGAAATCAATGACAAGATGGCGGCTGACCCGACTGGCTTTGGTGCGATCTACAATGCCAGGCAGCTTGGAGAGAAGGGATACAATACCTGTCTGACATGCGGTGCTATCCGCAAGTCCCAGCTTGCTTCTGGGTGTAATTGCCGTCTTACTGTTGCTCAGGCATCAGGACTGAAGAGCAATATCCAATGGCCTCATACGGCCGATCCTAGCGCTTAAACATGCTCCTATTATTCTAATAATGTTGTCCGTCTATACATATCCAATTCCCAAACCAGAAGACTGCTATGACATGTCTCGTCTTTCGTTAGAGGACGGATTTGTTGATGCAATTAGGTCAATTGTATCTCATCAAAAGGGAGGAACAATTTGGCTTGGCTACCTAGAAGGATGGATGCTCACTCCGATGGAGGAAGTCATACTTCGCAAGGCATTACGCAATTTTCACTGCATCGTTGTTTCACGATTTCCTCTCTCCTTCTCTCAGGCCTGGAAAAACGAAATCGATTGGGTCTACACAACCAGGAAGCATCATGGAGAACCCAACACTAACAACGATGGTCGTGCTGTACACGATGGGAGTAAAGCTTAACACTGATACTCTCGCAAACACTCTGCCCCTTACGACGGATATCATTAAAATTGAAAAGCAAGGAGTCGTCAAACGAGGATCTTCAAAGCGAGATCTAATCAAACGACGAGCAAAGACTACACCACCAAAGCGAACAACAGGATTTGGACATAACTCAATCACTCTAGTTGTAATGTCTGATGGCGATGGAAGTCTTCTTCGAAAGGAGATTACGATCAAGATCTTTCAAAACGGCGTATTCCACATCACGGGCGTTCTGGATGAAAAGTATGACCGACATGTTACCAAGCTTCTTAAAGAACACATCACAACAACGTGCCCTGAAGCAGTTTCTGGAGAATGGACGGAGATTCGTCGTGTGGTCCTGATGAACTACAAGACGAAGCTCGTTGGGAATACAAACTTATCTAGGGATACACTCTATGCTGCTCTACGTGGCAAAGGTGTTACAACCGTATACGAACCTGCAGTGTATCCTGCAGTCAAGATCTACTTTCCAGAAACCAAGTGGATTGCAAAGGTGTTCCGAACGGGTCAAATTATTCTTACGGGAATGACGACCCATGAGGAATGTGCGTCATTAATGACTCAGTTAAAGCCACTGATCTTAGTATAAATATGGCTGCACGAGAACTTACACCACAGGAGGTAGAGGCTGGACGTCGCGGAATTAATGACGAGGATCTGTCTGCGACACAGATCCAGGCGCTCGTTCGAAATATGGATGCGTCAAAGAAGAAGTGGGCGCGTCTGAAGAACAACAAGCAGGAATACGAGGAGAAGCTCCAGCAGGACAATCAGGTCCTCTACTTCAACTATCCCTCACTTTTTCAGATGCACGCAGAGGATCGCACCGATGCGACCTTTTTTGAGATGCTTGCTCTGAAGCGGAAGATTGAGCGTGGGGAAATTACTCCTGAGCAGGCGACTCACATTGTGGCTCAGAAGCTACATCAACGTTACATTCCTGAGACTCCTCAGGCAAGTGTTGCTCCGACGATGTCGTACGAGGAGTTTTATCGCCAACAATCTCAAACTCAGTAGTGCTCTTGCAGACAAACATGAAATACTTGCGAAGCTCTTCCCAAGTACAATCCTGTAACGCATAGCACTTCATCCTGTCAAGTCCCAGTCGATCCAGATGAGCGCACAACTCATCTTTTGTCATTCCATTTTCCAATACAAAAAAGTCATAACGATTGTTGGTATAGAGGGCACGAATGGTCTCTATATTATCCATCAATGCATCGTACCCAAGAATGCAATACTGCTTGTCGTAGTCAAAGTTCAACACGCTATTGCAGTACTTGTACTCAAAGTTCGGTTTCTTCCACATCTCCTGCCAGGGATAGTTATTTGGAACCTCAAATGCATTTAACTCCTTCATACGATCATCAATCTTGTACTCGCGATATCCCTGGGGCACAATAAATTGAGGACCCAGTCGATTGATCTCAGAGTTGCGGATCAAGGAAAAGTTGTTCCATCCGTCATTCATGTACTGGACATAGGAAAACTTGTGAACGCGAGCAACCTTAGTCTTCATGACAGTTCGCATAATAAGCTCCTGGTCATCGCAAATAGGGAGGTATTCGCAATAGTTTCCAATCTCATTCAGGACTGATCGCTTCCAAATACGCGGATGATTTGGTAATCCAACAATGTGACTCATCGAAATGTTGTTGAGGTTCGGAGATGAGATCACATTGACCCAAATACCTCTAAACTTCTGGCGATAATATCCACAATACCCAAGACCAAAATGGTCACCATATGAATGGATTGTGTGGTTCTCGTAGAGATGAACGGTATCCATATACACAAATCCGACTTCAGGATCTGTTTCAAATGCCCTTACTGCATCCTTAAACATGTCAGGAAGAATCTCATCGTCGTGATCCAGCTCAAGCACATACTTCCCTCTGCACATGGAAGCTACCTCATTTTTCACGTTACCAATGTTCCCGCTGTTTGAAGAGCGCCGATAGAGACGAACACGACTATCTCCACCCACGAGCTTCTTCAAAAAGTCAAAGTGCTTTTCATCAGGAGAATCATCCATCACAACCCATTCCCAGTCCTTCATTGACTGCGCTTTCAGACTGACATATGGCCGAAGGAACTTCTGATACGAATTGTAGCAAGTTGTGAATGCAGAAAAGACCGGTCGGGTTTTCTCATGTGGAAGAAGTACGTTGTGGATGTAACAATAGTTCACACCCTTGTTAAATGCGTCAATGTCAATGTTATCAAAGTGAATCCATCGTAGACGAAACCGCTCAACTACATGCCGGTCCATATCTGCATAGTATTCTTGGATCGTCTTTCCATAGGTGACAAGAATGTGATAATTGCTATCAAACATTTTCAATACATCGTCAGGATCTGACGTTGGATTCACATTGCAGTTTAGCTTCTCCTCATTCACACTTAAAAATGTATCAATTGCTGCATATTCCTCATGTCTGAAGAATAGAATGTTTGGATATTTCATTGTTACTATTCACTCGTTTACTCCTTAAGTTCTGTCCGCAGCTCCTGAAGGATCTTTCCAAGAACATTTTTGCCAGGCCACTTTGCAGGGTCATTTGCCTTTGCAGTGTCCGCAGAGGTTCCAATGCCCCAGTACTTGTCGCGTGCAGATGCCTCACCAATCGGACGGGTTCCAGTCTCAAGCAGCTTCGTCTTCAGATCGGGATGCTGGACAAACTTTGCCTTGACTGCCGTTCGCATGATGCCATCCTTGGTCTTGTCCCACTCCTCCTTGACGAAACCCTTGACCTTCTTTCCCAAAGCCTTGACTGCCTTGGGCGAAGGGGTCTTCAGGATCTTGTCTGCGATTCCTCCATCACCAAACTGCTTAGCCTTGGCCCACTGGAAGTAATGCTCTACCGTTGGGAATGTGATCGAGTCCACTTGGAAGGGTGCCTCGTACATGTTTGACAACATACGCCACTCACCCTTACCCTCGTCCGCTCCAAAGAACAGCACTGGCTCAGCTCCAGGCACGGCGACCTTTCGCACAACCTTCTTCTTGGCAGGCTTGACCTCAGTCGGCTTTTCCTGCTCACTGCGCTCATCCTTGACTTCCTCCTTCGGTGCCTCCTTCGGCTCCTCCTCGGCAATCGGGATCTCGGCCTCCTGGCGATCAGACTTCTTAGGTTCATCGGTTCGCTCAAACACGAAGCTTCGGTGGAGGAAGCTGAATGTCTGGTGCTCCTGGGTGAGAAGGATTGTATTCTGCTCAGCATAGTGATCTCCGAACATCTTGCTTGCAATCAGCTTATATCCATGTTCTCCAAGAACCTTCACCATCTTGTCAAAGGGAACCAGGTACTCCTTCCGAGGCTGCTCAAAGCTCTCCAGGTGAACCGAGATTGGA